CGGTAACCACTTTCCAGCGGGCACTGGCGGAGCTTCATATTTCGGTGGGTCAGCTACTGTAACCAGAGACACAACGTCCACGAAATTATCTAACGGTGCGCCAGGTGCTGGTGGTCCAGGTGGAAGAACTAATGACGGCGGTGGCGGTGGATCAGCATATGGAGAATCAGGTATTGTAGTTGTGTACGCATATTCTGGTTCTGCAGGAAAACTTGGTTCAACGTCAGCATTAGCCGCATCGTCAGCAGCGGAAATTAAAGCAGCGCACCCAGAAGCATCCGATGGTATCTATTGGATTAACTTACCAACAGTTGGCGCAACTCAAGTATATTGTCTAATGGATAATAAGTGGGATGGCGGTGGTTGGATGATGATGTTGAAAGCCACAAGAGGGACAACGTTTGCATATGGTTCTGGGCACTGGACTGGCGTAAATACTCTTAATACTGGTAATATGCTAAACCGCGATGATGGTGACGGAAAGTCCCATGTAATGAATTATTTTGCAGCAAAGGATATGTTAGCAGTTTGGCCAGATATTGGCGAGGGTGGTTGTATAAGAAACCAAAACAACTGGACATGGTTACAAAATAACTTTTACGATGGTAATCGCGTCACCCCTATATGGTTGTGGGCTAACGTTAATAGACGTTTCTTTGGAGATGCATTAAGTTATTGTGGTTGGGGTTCTGGTATTTGGGCCACACAAAACGATATTCGTTTCTACGGGTATAATTGGACTGATAACATGAATGCTCGATGGGGTTTTGGTTGGAACGAAAATGGTGGTGGTTTATATCCATATGGTTATACTGGTTCAGATGATGTGAGTGGTGGTATCGGTATGAGTTATAACAGCTATTCTGCTGGCGATGCTATTTCTTGCTGTAACAACCGTGGCGGATATAATAGATCAATGAGAGTAGAATTATATGTCAGATAATCAATTTACACCTGTACCTTTACCTGGAGATGTGATTGCACCTCCAGTTATTGAAGAAGTTGTTGAGCAAATTGTTTTAGAAGGTATTCAACCTGAAGATTCTAGACCAAGAGGCGACGATTATATTCCAGAGAAAGTTATGTATAAAAAAAGAATTATGGAATTAGTCGTTTGCGACTATCCTCCAATTTCTGATATAGTTCCGCTTCTTTTAAGAGACCTAGATAATTATTCTAGATCAGAGATTTCATTAGAAGAAATTAAAACAAACTGCCCAGAGTATGTTATAGATGATAATAACATACAATATGCTGACTACATTGGACCATACAATCATATTAGACAAAGATTGTTAGACATCTACGAAAAAGAATTTGGAGATAAATAATGCCAGTAACGATGGATTCTACAGGTCTAACATATAATGACGGTACAACACAAACAACAAGATACGGCACAGACACTGATACAGGTTCTTTAATCTCAGTTAAAGAGTATACAATCAGTGGCTCTTGGACATGGTATAAACCACCAAACTGTACTAAAGTTTTAGTTCGCGTCGTAGGTGGCGGAGGTGGTGCCGCTGGTTATTGCGAATCAGGCGGTGCTGGCGGTTTTGCTGAAAAAGTTATTGATGTGACTGGTATTTCTTCAGCCACCGTTACAGTCGGTGGCGGAGGTGGTAACACAGGTTACTATGCAGCAGGTGGTGATGGTGGAACATCTTCTTTCGGAAGTTATTGTTCTGCTTCTGGTGGTTATGGTTGTAATAGAAACTACAGCCACACTGGCGGCCACGGCGGGGGTGGATCTAACGGCGATGTCAACCTATATGGTGGCGATGGAACTGGTCATGGAAATTCTTTAAGTCATGGAGCTATTGGTCGCGGTGGTGACAGTTATTTCGGTGGCGCGCCAGGATGTAATAGAAACAACGGTGGTGGTTTAATTGGACCAGCAGCACCAGGAACTGGTGGAACTGGTGGAAGAACAGATGACAACTATGCAGGCAGCACAGGCCGAGCAGGTGCAGTATTTATTTGGGAGTATAGATAAAATGAAACGTGCTTTAATTTCAAAGATTGAAAATTACAGAATTTGCGAAATCAAAGACCCTGGTCAAGAATTTGAAGTAACAGATGATTTCTTCTGGACAGATGTGCCAGATGATACAGAACACGTTGACGTATATAATCAAGATGGTTCTATTACTAAATTTGATCCAGTTGCACAACCAGGGTTTGCTGAGAACGCATATAAAGTCGCTAGGGCTATTGCGTATAAGTCGGTTGGAGAACAAATGGATATGATGTTTAAAGAATTGGCAACTACAGGCACTATTTCGCCAGATGGACCATGGGCGACTCATATTGCGACTGTTAAAGCAGAAATCCCTAAAGATGACCCTCGCGCCGTGTACGAATATGTCCAAGCAGATTTTCAAAGAAGACTTGCCGAAGATCAAGCTAGAAACAGTCAATAAATATAATACATTAATAAACTGAGAGATATTATGGTAAGTTATGATAAACGTTTTTCGATTGCGCATTTCGATAAATTTCACGGAGAATATGCATCAGCGTTCTATAAAATGATGAAGAACGCTGATGCATCATACATTAAAAGTATCCACGACATTTACTTTGGAAAATTCTTCTATTACGAATACAAAGGACAACACAAGCGTTGTGGAAATCCGATGGGTGTCGAGGCGAGCGATGAGCAGATCGACTACTTGTTTAAACTACAAGAAGAACTTGGGATTGAAATTTCTTTAACATTCAACACTATTGAAGTTCCACACGAAGTTATTTACGACTACGATGTTCGAAGTAAATTTGTTGAATGGATTGGCTCGTACTATGATCGAGGTTTAAGAAGCTGTACTATGTCTTCTACTCATATTATGCGAACTGGTGAACTGCAAAGACGTTGTCCAGATATGAGATGGAAATCCACAGTAAACCAAATTTGCGCGGACGCTCAACAGTTGATTGATTTTGCGTATCTTGGATATAATACTATTCTTTTAGATAGAAGTCTTAATAGAAACATAAAAGAGCTTCGTAGAGTTAGAGAAGCTCAAAACTATCTAAACAGCAAAAACCCAGATAAAAAGTTACTAACATCACTACTTGTAGCAGAGTCGTGCGTTTACAGCTGCCCGTTCAAGAAAGAACACGATTCTGTTGGCGAGGTTATTGGCCCAGAATACTTCAAAGGTATTGCCAATTTGACGTGCAACGGTTGGAGAGGTTCTAAGAACTTTGCTCAGTTACCTAGATCTGGTATTGACTTAGTTGCATCTTCCGTTGACGTGTTCAACAAATACGCAGAGCTTACAGATATTTTTAAAATTTCTGGCCGTTTGACATCTCCAACTTTCTCCCCAGATATAATTGATAATATGAAAGCTGTATGGTTCTATGACGACGATACTAAGTTTAAACAAGTTATATCTAAAGTTGGTCAAACAGTTTATGCTGACAACTTCGATGATATCATAGCGAATAATCTTTTACCAATTCACGCTTGGATCCCAGGGTGGATCGACAAAAGACACACTACAGTGGATTATAAAGAATCATACAAAGAATATAAAGGTATTTGGGTTTCTGAAAAGGGTAAACGTTTAGAAAAGATTTTAACAACTTGTAGAAATCAATGTTGGGACTGTCACGAATGCGAGAGAACCTTCGGGACTGAGGATATTGATTCAGCTTTGCAATTAAGAAAGGTTATGCAATGACGTTAAAAGTTAAAACAGCACTTATCGTCGGTGGAGGTTCTTCTGGGTGGATGACTGCTGCAGCATTAACACGTCAGTGTCCAGACATTGAAGTGGCCTTAGTTGAGTCACCAAACGTTCCGACTATTGGAGTTGGAGAAAGCACTATCGGTCACATTAACGAATATTTACATTTACTGGCGTTGAACGACGAAGACTGGATGAAAGAGTGTAACGCCACTTATAAGACGTCGATCAAGTTTGTAAACTTTAGAGAAAACCCAGAAGAAAACGAGAAGCACACATTTCATTATCCATTTGGTATTTTTGATTATACCGATAAGCCAAGAGGTTTGATGGATTGGTTTATCTATAAAGCAAGAAATCCAAAAACTAACCCTAATAACTTTGGAGAGTTTTATCACGATTCAGTATTGATGACTGACAGGAACAAAATGACAAAGAATGAAGACAATGCTCTTCGAGGGTTTGATTTTAGAACTGACACAGCGTACCATATGGATGCTACTCTCTTTGGTAACTATTTAAGAGATAAGATTTGTTTACCTGCAGGTATGACGCATTTAAAAGCAAACGTAACAGGGTATAAGAAAAACGAAGACGGGTCTATTAAATGTGTTGAAACTGACACTCTTGGTGACATTCATGCAGATTTGTTTATTGATTGTACTGGGTTCAAATCATTACTTCTAGAGCAGGCGATGGAAGTTCCATTTGAGAGTTTCGGTAACCATCTTCATAATGATAGAGCAATTGCTACTGTAATTCCCTATATCGACAAAGATAAAGAGATGGAATGTGTTACAAGCTGTACAGCAATTGACGCTGGGTGGGTTTGGAATATTCCTTTATGGAATCGCATTGGAACGGGTTATGTGTATTCTTCTAAATTTGCAACTGAACAAGAAGCAGAAGAACAGTTTAGAAAACACTTGAAGTCTAAGAATATGGTAATTCCGGATGAAGCTAGAGCTGACTCTGCTCAGTTTAAGCATATCAAAATCAAACACGGCGTCCATAAACGCGCATGGGAAAAGAACGTCATTGGTATTGGTTTATCAAATGGGTTTATCGAACCATTAGAATCTACAGGGTTAATGTTGACACATGAGGGGATTATGAAGATGATCCACACTCTAAAGATGCGTTTTGGTAATGTTACCAAATATGATATTGATATGTTCAATTTTGGGTTTTATGAACAGATCATGGGCTTCAGAAACTTCATCGCTCAACATTACGCTTTGAGTATGAGAGACGATACCCCATATTGGAAACACGTTAGCGAAACGACATACCAACAAAAGATGGTAGACTTCGACCCAACATACTGTGATAATTTTGAAGATTATGCTCGTCGTATTCATCGCTTTAACGTATTTGGCGCAGATATGAGCGGAATTGTTTATATCGCAGCGGGTATGGGTTACAACCCTCTTTATTCTAGAAAAGTCGATTGGAACGATAAACGTTATTCTGAGCTCTCCAATTACGAGGATCAAGTCTATAGAACTTGGGAAACTCATCGCGACGAAGTCTTGGAACGTATCGAAAAGATGCCAACCCACTATGAGTTCCTAAAGAATACCATTTATAAATAATTGAATACCCTCATTTTAGGACAATTCAAATGGCAGTAGCGTCAAGAGAACAATTAAAACAATACGCACTTCGTGCACTTGGCGCGCCAGTGCTAGAGATCAACGTAGACGATGGTCAACTCGAAGACCGCCTAGACGAAGCTCTAGAATATTGGAACCTGTATCACTACGAAGGCGTAGAACAGATGTATCTGAAGCATAAGATTAATGCTTCTGTGTTAAACGTTACTGGTTCTTCAGAAATCCCAGGGATCGGTACTCATTTAAAAACTCCAAGTGGCGCCACTGCCGAAGTTATTCGTCAATGGGATAAAGAGTCAACATTAACTAATTGGACTGTTAAAAACGTTAATGGTACTTGGAACGTTGGAGACCAAATTTTAGACGCAGGCACAAACCTGGCAGTTGGCACTGTTGGCGCTGGAGCGATGACGCTTGGTGAAATTGATCTAAGATATCTTACTGTTCCTGACTATGTTTATGGCGTGACTAAAGTTTTGAACATCGGACAGGCTTCTTCATCAAAGAACATCTTTGACTTACAATACCAACTTCGTTTAAATGACCTGTATGATCTAACATCTACAAGTATTGTTTATTACAAGACTGTTATGTCTCACCTATCCATGTTGGATTTAGAATTAAACGGTCACCCGCTGTATCGTTTTAACCGTATGCAAAACCGTCTGTACCTAGACGTGAACTGGACAACAGATGTTATCGTCGGTGACTATGTTCTTCTACAAGGATATAGAGCAATCAACCCTGTAGAATTTACAAAGTCTTACGGCGAGCCATGGTTAAAACATTATGTTACAGCGCTGTTTAAAAAACAATGGGCAGTGAACATTAAAAAGTTCTCTGGTATTCAACTACCAGGCGGTGTAACGTTAGACGGCGATAAACTGTACGTCGAAGCTATTAAAGAGATTGATGATTTAGAAGATGAATTAAGAACTAAGTCTGCGCCTCTAGATTTCTTCTTGGGGTGATCAATGGCTACAAATTCATATTTTACTCAGGGTACTACTTCTGAGCAAGACTTAATAGAAGAACTTATCATTGAATCTCTAAAGATATACGGTAAAGATTTCTTATATATCCCAAGATCTCAAGTTTCTGCCGATCACATCTTTGGCGAAGATCGTTTAAGTAAATTTGAACACGCATATCCCATTGAAATGTACTTTGATAACATCAATAGTTTTGCAGGGCAAGGCGCTGTTATTCAAAAGTTTGGCCTTTTGATGGACCAGTCTGCCACTCTAACCGTCGCACGTAAACGATGGACTGATCTAATTGGAGTACACGGCACGACTTATTTACCTAACCGACCAAACGAAGGTGACTTAATTTATTATCCGCTAACAAAGGGATTGTTTGAAATTAAGTTTGTAAAACACCAAGAACCTTTCTATCAACTTGGTAAACTTTACACATATAAACTTGATATCGAACTATTCCAATACAGCAGCGAGAAGATTAACACTGGTGTACCAGAAGTTGATATGTTCGAAACACTCAAGTCGTTTGACCCTACAATAAACCCAGTAATCGACGATGCAACTGGTTTTGCAGATAATACAGTGTTCAAAGAAAAAGCTGTTTCTGAGAATGCCGTGTTTGACGAAGCTAACCCGTTTGGAGAAGTGTAATGCTTAATAATAGCGTATTTTATCACGGGGTTGTTAGAAAGTGTATCATTGGTTTCGGGCGTCTTTTCAGTAATATCAAAATCCAAAGAAAAGAAGACGACCCTGTAAATGGACCAATCATTCAAACGTTGAACGTTCCAGTATCATATGCGCCAAAAGAAAAATGGATGGTTCGTATTGATGAAGATCCAACATTAGAAAATCATACTCTTACAACCCTACCAAGACTTTCTTTTGAAATTATCGCATACACTTACGACTCCCTTCGTAAGATTAACCGTATGCAGCAATTGAAAAACCCATGTATTGGAGAAGGCGATTCTGCAGCATTTATGAGAACGCCTGTACCATACAACATTGATATGTCTTTGTATATTATTACAAAAACACAAGAAGACGCTCTACAAATCATTGAGCAGATTCTCCCATGGTTCACACCAGAATATACTATGTCAATTAATGCGGTAGACGAGATGGGCGTTAAATTAGACGTTCCAGTCGTTCTAAACTCCGTTATTGTGTCAGACGAATACGAAGGTGACTTTCAAACTAGACGTTTCGTCATTCACACAATTAACTTCCAGATGAAAGTTTCTTTGTTTGGACCAGTATCACAACAAGGTGTTATCGGTTCTGTTACTGCGAATGTGAGTCAACAATCAGATGGCTCGCTATCTACACACTTTGAAGCAACTGGCGATATTACAACTAAAACTATAATAAACGAACAGTGGATTGACGAATTATAAAATATGGCTGAAGTATATAATAGTAATGCGAATTTAAAAGCTGCGGGTATTAGTTTCCAATTTACTCCTGAACAAGTTCAGGAGTATCTTAAGTGTGCACAGGATCCCATTTACTTCATTGAGAACTATTGTTACATCGTTACACTTGACTATGGTTTAAAACTGTTCAAGCTGTATGACTGTCAAAAGAAGAAGATTGACATCATCCACAATAACCGTAGGGTTATTCTTATGGAAGGTCGTCAGCAAGGTAAAACGACTTCTTCTGCAGCATATATTCTATGGTACACTCTATTTCACGATAACAAAACAGTTGCTATTCTAGCCAACAAGGCTGCTGCAGCCCGTGAAGTTCTTGACCGTTATCAAACGATGTACGAGAATCTACCTAAGTGGATGCAACAGGGTGTTACTGGCTGGAACAAGGGCGATATCGAATTAGAAAACGGTTCAAAAGTATTTACGGCTGCAACGGGTAAGTCTGGTATTCGTGGTAAATCTGT